TAGATAAGCTTCTGACATCTGAAGGTATTGAGCCTTATCACTAGCAGATAAAGCATCATAGCCTTCAACATGTTCTATCGCTTCTTGTTCAGTGATAAAGCTCATGAATTATTCCTTTGGAATTAATGCTAAAAGTTCATCTTTTTTAGCACCTGCTTCAAATGCAATGCCTTTTTCAGTTAGTACAGCTCGAAGCTCATCTATTTTTAGACCAGAATAGTTAATTGGTTGTGGTTGAGTATCACTTGGTTTTTGGTCATTTTCAGGTGTTTGACCACCTTCACCTGATTCAAGTTCAGTAATACGTGCTTTCATCGCTTCAGGATCATTTTGAAAAGCAATAAATTCGCCCTTTACTGTTGCCAGTTGTTCTTCGAGTTCAGCAATTTTTGTTTCTGTCATTTGTTGTCTTTCCCGTGCACGGTTAAATGATGAAAGTCCCATTTGTGGATCTCCAAAAAATAAGGCGGTATTACCCGCCTTTTTGTTATTTGATCTTGTGCTTGAATGCCACAATACGGATCTGTTTAGGATCGTAGACACGTTCCCAGTTGCCGGCTGTAGCAAGACCGGCATTATTAGGTGCAATACCTGTATCACCTGCCCATTTAATGCCACGAGGATGTAGCACAAAGTGACGGCGGTTAATAAGAATGTCAGTGCCCGCTAAACTGTCACGGTCAGTCTCTACACCAACTGGTGCGCCAATATCTTGGAAACCAATCGCACCTTGGCCAAACAAGAATGAGGTAAAGACATCACCTTCCACTGGCATACCATCATCAACGATCACACGACGGTCCATAAAGGTTTTGTAGAGAACCACACCATCAGCATCTCGAACAGTTTCGATTAAGCCTTGCTTAGCTAAAGCCGCCATGGTTGCCGAGTGCATTGCAATAGCCGTTAATTTATCTACGGCATCACCCAACTTATAAGAAGCATCAACAAAAGATACGCCATCAATTACAGCTGCAGCTCCAGTTCCTGCCGAAATATCATGGGTATTACCTGCCATGCTGGCCGCCCCGAATACACCTTTAAGGGTGTTTACGGTAAAACCTTGAAACTCACGCGACCAGTAATCTGCCACCAGATCACCAACCGCACCAAGTGGATCGTCACCAGATAATGCTTTAGCCAAATCATTAGCGCCCCATGCTTTACCACGTGCATGAAGAATCGCAATGTCCTTGCCTGAAGTAATGTTATTTACAGATAAAGGTTTTGAATCTGAAAGTACTTCTGACTCACCACTTAAATCATTCCAGAATGGGATATTTACAGTTGTACCACCCTCTGTTCCGAAAGCTACATCTACATCTAAATCCCCAACAATGCCAGACTGCCATAATGCAGACTTTTCAGCAGTTTTATTTAATACGTACGGAGTGAATAACTCGGGTACGATTACATCAGCAATTTTTGTCTCAGCCATTAGGCTTTACTCCTTAAAGTTTAATACCGTGTTTTGCCGCTAGCTCTTTAGCTAGTTGCGGATTTTCATTTCGTAATTGCGCCAATTTGGTCATATTTACCGAGCCATCTGCTTTGAGAATGTCTGGCTGACCTTTTGAATTGTTGCTCCCTGATGCGCCCATACCATTAGGCTTAGGCCAGTAATACGGTTTTTGCTCACGTAGAGATTCAACCCATTCTTTTGGGGTCATCGGTGTTTGGCCGTCTTTACCAATGACTACTTCCCCGTTTTCATCAACTGCCACAGCTTTGCCGTTTTCATCTAATGCAAACTTTGACTGAGCTAAAAAGGCGATGTCAGGGGTCGCTTCTGGCAATGCTTCAAGTTCAATTGCAGCCTGCACAATTTGGCTTTGAATTACTGATTGCTTAAACTTTTGAGCATAAGCTTCGGCTTTATCAGCACGTTCTTTTTCGGCCTTCAGTAACTTTTCATGCTCTTCACGCATCTTCTCGGTGCGCTTCTGAATCACTTCGTTAACCTTGCCTTCTGCGATTAATTTGGCCTCTTCATCCTGGTCAATTTGAGCAAAGACTTTCTTAACAATTTCAGGATCAATTCCTTCAAATTGTTTCTGAAGTTTTTGAAGTTCCAACTTTGCGTTCTTAGCAGCATCTCGCTCGCTTTGAAGTGCAGATTTCAAACCTTTTGGATCTTCATAACCTTCTAAGTCGAGGCGAAACTTCCCGTTTTCCTCGACATATAAAGCTCGGTGTTCTTCTTTGATTGCATCAAGTGAATCAACAATAAATGGCAATGACATGTTCAAACCTCTCGTTTGATTGGGGTAAAGCCTTATCTCAAGGCATTAAAAAAGCACCCGGAGGTGCTAAGGTTAAAAATTAAGTTCTAATTGATGAGTGCAATCGCTTTTAATCTTTCAAAAGTAAAACCATAAATTGCCATGGCTCTTGAAATCTTAATTTGAAGAAAAGGCACCAGAATTAATTTTGTGCTCAGAATAAATTGAGCATCTGACATATTGATTTGCTTTTCAGACATTTGCAGTACCTTTAGCTACGTTTGCTTTGTTTGAGTCGGCCTTGGTTCATCACTCACTAAGCGAACACCATGAGCACCATATGCTTCAAAAGTTACAGTAATTGTTGCGGGTCCATTTAAGGCATCAGAATTCATTTGTACTGCTCTTTGTCCAGCTAGAGGTTGTCCAGTTTCTTCATCACAAATAACCAGATAACCTTTCAAAGTAGGGTGACGCTTTAGCACTAAATGTCTTGACTCACTCATAAGCCCAACTCCTTAAAGGTTTGCTCATCCAACTTTCGAAGTTGGTCCAATGTGTATAACCGCCCCTCTGGATCGAAGAACTTATCAAAATCAAATTTCCCTTCCTTATAGAGCTTGTAACGCTTCGGTCCTAACCATTCTCTTTGAAAGAAATCATCAGTCTTTTTGAAGAACTCTTTAAATGTGGTATTAGCATCTAGCTGCCCTATTAATTGGCTTCGCTCTTCTTTCGGTATGTCTTTCACTCGACGTTCGTCCATTACAAATGGCCGTTCACCGATAAGTTGACCATCTTTTTTAACTGGTACTAGTTCGCTGCGACAATTAGGATGCAACGGCGGTACACGTTTTGCCGGATCATCAATCCTCCAGACAGTACCGTCTAAATGAGCACAAAGCTTAGATGTTCTTCCATCCAATACACTAATAAAACGAACATACTCAAAACCTAACTGTTTGAAAGTATCTAAATACGTTTGATTAGCAACATGACTGCGAACTGTTCTTACGGTACGTTCAATATCCGTCTTAGAGCTACTTAAAAGCCCATCCTCATAATTAAGGCGCTTGGTTCCGCGAATACGCTGAACTATTTCCTGATTTGTTTTACCTGAGTTAATGCCATCCCGAATTGCATATTCAACTTTTTGGCGTGCAGTCTCAGCAATCTTGGAAAGAAGATCATCAACTAATGCTCCACCTACTAAGGGTACCTTTTTAGCTGCTGCATATACCTTTTCACCATTTGGCTTTTCGATCTTGCCTCCATATAGCTTCGCCGTGTAATTAGCTTCATAAACTGCCAAGGCAGTAGCAGAAACAGCGAAAGCTTCAGGTAATGCAGTGTTTATTGCAGTAAACCACTGAGCAATCAGATCACGAACTTCCTTCAGATTTGACGTTGTGTACTGTCCACTTGCTAGAGCCATCTTTTCAGAATCATTTAATTCATCAAGCAAATCCCGAAGCTTTGCCAACATTAATATTGACTCATCATTAAAGATTTTTAGTAGCTCATTAACAGATTGAGAAGACACCCGATATAAGTACGCCTGATGTTGGGTAAGTACTTCAATCAATGATTTATCTTCTTTTGAAGCCATACATCACCTCTACAAAGGAGTGTTATCTCGCTCTATTTCTACCCGCTTCACTTCTTCCTGATAGTCGTGAGCTGGTAATTTACCTGTCATCAGGTATTCCCAATATGTGCGGAAAGAGTTTTTCCCTGAAATAGCACCCTCATAAAGCTGTTTTGCAAGATTAATATCCGTGACCTGCACAATAAACTCAGGTTCAACCGTAAATGAATATTTTGTCGAATCCAGCTTTAACCACTGCGCTGCATACTTAATGGCTTGTTCAATTGCTGCAGCTGCACACATCACGATACTGTGAAGACTTGCTTGCTGATCGTCTTGCCGTGCACGGCGCGCTTCACCTGATTCCTGTGTATTGGTATCAACTACTTTAGCCCCAGCTTCTAATGCTGAATTTTTTTGCGCATCCATTTCCTTTTTAGTGAGTTCAATGCCGTTACCTGAAATTTCTAAATAACCACATTGTGAATTTGGAGGAAGACTCCAGACAGCCATAACACCAGTAACGCTAATATCATCATCATCGTCATCATCAAGGCCACTAATCCAAGGTTGCGGATGGGCCGTATGGTGAAGTGACTGGTAATAATCTGCACTGAGCTGGTAATACTTCAGAGCAGCCTTGGCCATTGTCAAAAGCGGTATGGTACCTACATCCGGAGAATTACTAGTGGCACCGCAGAAAACAAATGGTGTGAAAGAAAGTTGATTACCGCCGAGATCGGGAGTTTTATCCTCCACATTTGAACCATCGAACAATCGTACCGCTAATGCTCCATCATCCATAGATAGAACGCGGTGAACCGTTTTAGTTTCGTGCCCGAATTCATCTTCACTATTATCAAATTGCTCCTCGAGCACTAACAGTTTTAAATCCTTTCGACCACCGATACTGTTTTCCTTCCAGTTGATAATAGATAACGCATCATATAAGGCGAAATATGGCACTCCTTTAGCATCAACATCAACAAGCAGCCCACAGCGCCCAAACTCTAGCAACTCTGAACAAATGCGAATAAAGAGCTGTTTAAGCCCAAAACCGTCATTAGTTGCATTCTCTATCAATCCTTTAAGTAGAGAACTTTCAATCACAATATTCGGCTCAAGCTTTGAAACTAACCCGATCATTGTGCGTAATGCGTCCTGAACCCATAGCGGATACTGAGCTCGACTTAGATAGGCCTTATAAATCTCTCCAGTCGTATCACCTTGCTTTTCAGCCTCAATCATTCCGGCCGATTTAGCTAGGTACTTTGTTTGTGCCTGTTTGATCTGCTCTTCACCTGCTACGGCGTCGCGCATAATCAACCAGCTTTTTTGTGCAGCAATATACTGCGGATGTTTATCAGTAACTGCCATAAAAACACCAATAAAAAAGCACCTGAAAAGGTGCGTTGTTTAACGGGAAAAACCAGCGATTGTGCGCCGTTTAAATACTTTCTGAATGATGATCGGGAATCTCTTGGCTATTGGATATCCACCAGCATCCCCAACGTGGTCCAAACCAGCGCTTTTATCTGGCATTCCAAAATCATCATAGACTTGCTGTTCTAAAGTAGCCGTAAAGTTAGGGCACTTATTTGTGTTCACTTTTAAGTGTCGTTCACCCTCAGCATTTAGGATTTGTGCATTAACAGCAGTAATACGATCTTTAATTCCGGGATTCACACCATTCACTTCAACTTTGAAACCATTTTTCTTTAAGATTGCATGATCAGATTCACTGAAGTTTTTTGATGATGTTGCCTGACCTGAAGCATCTGGAATCACGGTAATGTCGTGATCTGGAAAGCGCTCATTAATCAATTGACACATAGTCGGTGTATCTCTCACGCCAACCAGTTCATCTAAAGCTCTTGGCTTCCCTTCTCGAATGACATAAACCACAGCAGCCATTTTAAGCACGTTAAAATCCATACCAATGAGTAAAGGCTCACCTTTCTTAATTTCTTCATCCGTGTGGTTTAGAACTCGATCAAAGTCGGGGTAAACAGCACCACTGGTTAAATTGACAAACTGCCCTCTTAGATAAGCTGAAATTAACTGCGGCGGATAAGACTCATAAAGTGATGATATATAGTCATCTGGAAGATTAGCCTCATTGTCATAAGTTGAAGCTTGAATCATTCCATACAGCTTACGCTTAGCCTCTGATTTATTTGCCTCTTTAACAAATTGCTCGTATGTAAACTTAAAACCTTCAGGTGTAGTGGCCACATCAATACCGTTGAGCAAACCAGCTTGCTTATAACGCATACG